TGTAGACTGATGGGTTTACCGGCTTGCCGAAAGCGTCGATGAAATGATTCCGCGTAGCGAGAGGTATAGCACCGCCGCCATCGAGCAAGGATACTCCGGGGGCGATCCACAAATCCGCCATGTCGCCGGTATAGTTGTCATCGAAACTATCGGCACCAACCCACAGCGGAAGACCGTTGAACGGAACAACATAATCAGCCCCGCCATGAGTATTTGGCGGATTTCCGAATGCCACACCCGTTATGTAACATGCCATTCTAGGCGGAGTAGTTGACGTATCTACTGACACAAGTTCATTAAACCAAATATCGTTCGGCCCAACGCCAGGAGCGGATGTGATAAAATCATTAGGTCCAGAAATCGGCCCCGAAAAAATCGCCTCTAAATCTGAAGCTGACGGATTCCCCCACGTAAAGTAACTAAGATAATCGCCCTCGGGGTCTACAGACCACGGGACCATTACTCCCGAAGGTGTAGTAGCTTTAAGCCATACGGAAACTGAGGCGCTCTTGCCGTCAGCCGCCGCCAGAGCGGCATTTATAAGCCACGTCGATCCGTCGAAATGCACCGCGTCGGCGTGGTAGGGCGCGGGGCCGGCCGCTGGCCTAGCAGCAAGGACGCCGGGCAGGATCATGCGGTGTCCCCGGCCATCAGCCACCCGTTGTCGGTGCCGGGGATTTTCGAGAGCACGATCTGCGCGTATTGCCCCGCCGTACCGGTATGCGACTGGCGGTTCCGAATATCCGAGCCTGATGGCGTCACGGTCCCGGCGCCGATCTGCTGGATGACGACATCGGCGTTTTCGTCCGACGCCACCAGATCATCCGGCACCGTCAGCGTGACCGTTGTGGCGGCGTTAAAGGCCAGTTTCCGGTTCAGATCGGAGACGCTAAGGGTATAGGCAGTGATTGTGTCGTCGAGGGATACGGCGGTAGGCGACGCCAGCAGCGTAAAGCCCAGCCCGAGAAGGATGCCGACATCCTGCGCGTAGGCAAGGATTTGCCCGTTTGCATCCGGCGTATAGGAGAGGCCGGTGGTAACGGTTCGGGGCGCCTCTACCGGGTCAACGGTCCCAGCGGGAGCTTGCATCGGAATGGACGGGTCAGCCACCGGTTCACACCATATCGTAGTATGACGGCACTCGGTCGCGCTCTACCGCGGCCCGGTCGATCCCGAGATGCGTCGTGAACTCGGCCATCATCGTCTCGGCCGAGCCGAAGCGCTGCATCGACTCGTAGGCCCGCGATGCCGCGCGGTATTTCACCGCCGCATCGAACGGCTCGGGGATCGCCTCATAGTCGCTGTTCGAATAGAGCGCCTTCGGGGTGCAGATCGCGTCCCACTCCATTTCCAGCGCTTGGCTCGGGACCGGGAACAGAAAAAGCCGCTGGTTGATGCCATCGCCCTGGAGTGCCGACTTGAACGGGTAGGTGAAGACGCCGGCCGAGTAGATGCGGGCGAGGGCCTGCAAAACCTCCCAGCTTTCCCACTCCATGACCGGCCGCGCCGCCGACCCCCACGACACCGCGACCTCGATCAGATCAATGACCGAATCGTAGCCTTGGTACTGCGCCTGGAGCCATCGCTTGGCGTAGCCGAAATGGTAACTCTCGACGCCTGAGAGGGTCGTGAAAGTCGTGATCGTCGTGTCGGCGTTGCCGAGGATCATGCCGCCCGGCACCATCAGGCCCGGCGTCGCTCCGTTGCCGAAGGGCGCGTTGCCGGCGATGTGCGCCCGCAGGCAGCCGGTGATCCGGCACACGTCGCGGCGCGCTTCGTTGATGTATAGGTTGAGTTCGTCGGTCGGGACCAAAATGCCAGATCGGTCCCGTATCAGCATCCGCACTTCTGTCTGATAGTTCGCAAGCTGCACGGGATCACCGCCCCGCCTGCGGCTTGCACGGATCGCCGCACAGCTTCTCCAGTTCGGATACCCGGTTCAGCGCCTTAGACGCCTTCTCCTTCTCGGCCACATAGGCGTCCACCAGATGTTGAATGGCCGTCTCCGCGTGCCCCTGTGCCGTCCGGGTCGCAGTCCAATCGGCGACGAGAGCCGCTACCGTTGGATCGGGTGCCGGCGTTGCCGGCTCCTCGGCTAATGCCGGGAATGCCGCCAGCGCCGCCAGCGCGACCGCGACCCGCAGCGTCCTCATGGCGGGAACCCCGCGATCGTGACCGGCGCGACCGCATTCCGCGCGTTGGCCGTCAGCGTGCTTTCGACGAAGCCCTGGATGCCCTTCAGCAGGTTGGTCGAGAAGTAGTTGAATATCTCGGTGTTGGAGCAGGAGTAGTTCGTGACCGGCGGCACCTGTAAGGCCCCCTGCTGGGCATCGCACAATGGCTTGTAGACCGGCAGGATTTTCGTCGTGATATCGCTGTTGCTCGGCGTGGCGCACTTGGAGAAGGGGCCGCCAGTGTCGAGGGTGACGCAGAGGTTCCCGGCGAGGGCGGGAACAGAGAGCGCGAGAGCCGCCGCGAAGGCGAGTTGCTTTAGCATGCGGTCACGATCCCATTGACAGTTGTGAAGCTCACGGTGGGCACGCCGGAACAAGAAACGCCTGCGGTTGCCCCAGCGAAAAACGCGGTTGCCGAGAAGCCGACAGCGGAGGTCCAGCGTGAAGCAGTGGTTATGCCGAAATCTAACTCGTTCGTTCCGTCCACGAACACGCCGAGCTTCGTCAACTTCTGCCCCGGCGACCCTACACTCCGACTTCCGATCCCCAGCGTGTTCGCCGTCGTCTGCCCGGCGTCGATCATCCCCCAGGAGTAGTTGCTGGCGTCGGTCCGGTTGTAGCCGATGCGGAGTATTTGGGGGTTGTTGGCATTACGAAAGGCGAAGATACCAGCTGCATCCCGAAAGAATGGCGTATCAAGCGTTCCACCTGATGCCCCGTTAGTAAAACCAACCGATGCCGTACTGCTGAATTGTACCCCCCCTGAACCTGCAACAAAAGCGCCGCCAGAGGTGAGATCATTCAGAGAAGTAACTGACGGAAATGTGGCTCCAGCCGTGTTAATAAACCCAAAATTCGTTCCGTTAACATTGAAAACTGCGATGGTCCCACTGAAACCAGATGGCCCATTTATGGCAAAAAGCGTGCCGGATGTGTTCCAGTTTGTTGTGGGCGTTGCGCCCGATGGCTCTATGAGAAAAAACGGCGTCGTCGTCGTGCCAGAGCCGCCTGAAAATACGGTGCCCGCCAGCTTGACGGACGGTGTGCTCGCGGCGCTACTTCCGCTGAATGTTGCCGCTGCATTGAGCAGAGGGACCGTGCCGCCCGACGTGCCCGTATTGACAAACGCCGCCGTACCGAGCGCGCCGCCAGCGCCGCTGGACGTGATCGCCGACCCGGCCCCTATAACGAGACTCGTTGACGTTGCCGCGCCCAAAACGGGCGTTACCAGCGTCGGCGAGGTTGCGAGGACGGTGGCGCCCGATCCCGTCGTGGAGGCAAACCCCGGATTGGGGTAGGTGCCCGACAAGACGCCGCCGGCGGGGCCGCTGGGCGCGCCGCCACCCCCTACCGCCGTAATTACACCGCCGGCGCCGCAAGTGATCGTCGTCCCGTCGCAGCGGGCCTTGCCCGCCACCGTGTTCGTTGCGAACGGCGACCCCGGCGTCACCTGAGCGAGCGCGACCACTGGAAGCAGCATCCATGGCGCGAGCAGGAGCGAAAGGCGCTTCATGATCATCCGACTCCGACGCTGATACCGGGCTGCCGTTCCGCGGCCTTTACCGCTGCCAGCCGCGCCTCATCCACTTCCCGCGCGTGCCGCTCGCTGTCCTCGCGCAGCCGCCGCTCCATAGCCTCGGTGAGCGTCATCTGACGCGCCAGCGCCTCCCGGTAACGGCGAGTCTCCCGCGCGAGATGCTTGAACGCGAACAGCAGCGGCGGGTTCGGCTCGCGGGTCGGTCGCTCCGCCAGCGAGCGCGTCGCAACGCTGTCGATCAGCGGCGGCGGGTAATCCCGGCTGGCGAGCGCCCCCCGCCGCGGCACGCCCTTGCGCTCGGCCACGTCCGCGAGCGCTGCATCGACCTTGCCGATGAACCGCTGATAGGTGAACTGCTCGCTGCCGATCAGGTCGAACCAAGTGTCCGTCACCATGCGCTCCAGCGCGTCAGTGTCCCCGATCCGGCGCAGCACGTCGGCGACGTTGGAGAAATCACGCTCCAACGGGATGTAGTGCTCGTTCGGGCGCAAAATACCGCTATACGAGCCGGGGAAACACACCAGTGCCGTACGCATCGCGGCCGCTTCGAAGATGCGAGGGCTGATCTGGCCCATCTGCACGCCGGTTTCCTTCGGCGCCAGCCATTCGAGGAAGCTGTCCCAATCGGGACGGCCATCCGGCGCGGCGGCCGCGCAGCGGGCGTACTCTCGCTCGATTTCGCCGTTCCAATCGAAGGCATTCGACCCGCTCTCGGTCGCCAGATTGACCCGGCACGACGCGATCCACCGATACCATTCGTCGCCGTAGAGGCGATGCTGCTCGGTCCAGGCGATATCGTGCGGGATGCCCTCGGCGAGACAAACCGCCTTCATGCGGCGCCCGATTTCCAGTTTGTCGTAGCCCAGCCGCCCGTAGCGAGGGCTGACATCCCGGCCCCGGTAGCCGACCACCACCGGGCGATCCTTCAGCGGCTTCGCGCCGCCGTTTCGCTTCGGAAGATGCTCGGGAACGTACCCCGTCAGTACCGGGACGAACCGGGTCTCGGGGAACAGCATTTCCGGGTAGATGCGATGCACGTCAGCCTGCGGCACGCTGGTCAAAACGACATCGACCCCGACATCGCGCATCCAGCCGAGCGTCCGGTTCACCCGGTCGTATTCGTCCTGAATGGCGACCGCCTTGACGCCGGCGAACGCCTTGAATTTCTCCATCCAGGCGTCGGGCACGTAGCCGTCCATCGCCGGGCGCACGCAGTAGGATTGCAGCACCGCGTCGTATTCGGACAGGTCAACATCCGGCTCGGCATCGTGGGTGACGTGTAGGTAGCGCACGTCCCATGACGAGTGCTTGGCGAAGGCGGAGAGGTATTCCGCCGTCGTCGCGACGTAGTTCGCGCTGTTGCTGTAGACGACGAGTAGCCGGCCGCTCACTTGCTTTGCGCCCTTACGATCGCCGATAGAACGGCGGTTTCTAGGCGGTCTGCCGTCTCTTTTTGAACAGGGCCGCCGACAGCAGCAAACCCAAGAACGTTCGCGATTTCGACCGCAAGATGGCCCGAAATTACAACGTCTAAGTCGTTCTCCACCCCTCCGGGCTTAAACGGCTTGTCACGCTCGGAAACGATGAGGGCGGCATCCATGATGCCGCCCCTATAGCACGTCCCGATAGCGTCCGGTTAGACCGGATACAACTCGCAGAAGTCGGTCAGGCCGCCCATCGCCAGCGTCACGGTCGCGGCGCCCGGATAAAGGCCGCTGTTCTGCACGATGATGCTGGTCGGCACGTTCTGATATTCGCCGCCGTCGAGGATGTTGGCAGCAACGGTGTTGGTCGGCGCGCCGGCGGCGGTGGTCGGCACGTAGATCGTCGCCATCCGCATCCGGACCAAATCCGTATCGGTGGCGCGGTTCGTGTAGGCGCCGGTGCCGGCCGTCAGCATCGGCAGGGCGGTGAAGCCCACCGCGCCGGCGCCGACCGTGTAGCCGGTGCCGCCCGAGAAGGTGATCCCGGTGATGCACCACTTCATGATCGCGGTCGCTGCGGCCGACGAACCGCCGCCGCCCGAAAAGGCCAGCGTCGGAACGGCGGTCTGCGGGGTGCCGTGATCGGTGCAGAGCAAGCCGGTGATCGTGCCGGAGCCGGTCAGGACGGCGGTTGCCGTGCCGTTGGCGCCGGTCGTGTCGCGCGGATCGTTCAGCAGCGTGATCACCGGCGCCTGCGTATAGCCGCCGCCCTGGTTCGTGACGGTGATCGACGTGATCGCGCCGCCCGAAACGGTCGAATAGCCGGTCGCCTGGATACCCGGCGACGGCGGGGCCGCGAACATGACCTGCGGCGGGTAGACGTAGTTGGTGCCGGCGTTCGAAACCGTGATCGACGTGTTGACCGCGCCGCCGACGACCGCCTGCCACACGCTCGCCCCGGCCGACGCCGTGACGGTCGGCGCCGAGGTATAGCCGGTGCCTGCGTTGGTGATCAGCGCGCCGACCGCGCAACCGGTCTGATTGGCGATCCGGTGGTTCACCCCGTCCGACTGGACGTGGAAGTTTTTGCCGCTGAGACCGCCGGTCGCCAGCGGCCGCCAAATCCCGGTGATCGGGTCTAACACCTGATAGGCGCTGTACTTGCCGAGTTCCAGCATCCAGCCGCCGGCCGGAATCTGCATAACCTCGCCGGCTTGCAGGGCGTAGACGTTCGACGGCTGACCCCGCAGAGTCGGGGTGACGCCCTGCCCACCGAAAATGAGCGGCATATCGCTTCCTCCTTACAGGACGGCCGGCGGGCCGGGGGTGTTCGGCCACGCTGCGCCGGACAGGCCGGTAATGTGCGCGCCGGAACTCGGTTTCGAGCAGATCAGGTTCAGAGCCGAGATCAGCACGCCGATTTCGGCGATCTGGCCCTGCGGGATGGCGCTTTCGAAGCCCGAAAACACCATCGGCGCCGTGTATTCGCTGACGAACAGCGAGAGATACCGGCTGTTGATCATGTACATCTCGCCGCGCGGACAGAACGGGTCCGGGAAGATCGGCGTGTCGAGCACCCGCAGCGCGCGGAAACCGGCGTTCTGCGGATCGTCCTTGCCGTACTGCGACCGCGGGCGAGACTGGTACATCTCATAGCCCATGAAATCGGCCAGCACGGTTGACCAATCGGCGGGGTTCATCACCGCGAAATCGGGTGCATCGCCGCCGGCGCCGGTCGCCACGCGGGTCTGCGTGATCGCCATGCCGGTGCGGTTCGAAATCCCCGCTAGGTTCGGGAGATACTGGCCCTGCCACCATGCGGCGCCCGACCGGGTGATGCCGCCGTAGGCCGGGACATTCGATCCGTTGTCGTAGGCTTGCACCAGCGAATCCAGCGCGTTCGGCGTGGCGTAGTTGTTGGAATACAACGACTGCGCGAATGCCTGCTTGATCACCACCGCCGCGTCGGACGTGACCGCCCGCAATTTCGGGATGATGACCTCGCTCGACTGCACCAGCGCCTCGAACCCGAAGAAGCCGATCGGCACCATGCCGATCTTCAGGTTGAAGGTTGCGTTCTGGATCGCCGCCACGTCTTCCGGCATCGGGAAGTCGCCGGCGAAGCTGCCCCACGAGAACGACACGAACGAGGCGCCCTGCGTCGGGATCACGACCTGACCGACGCCGCCCTTCGCACGCTGCGCGTTCTGCCACAGCAGGCTCAGCAGCGGGTGCGACTGGTAAATCTGGACGAACACCGAGGGGATAACCGCCCGGCGGGTGATCGCGGCCAACTGTGCGCCAAGTTGGCCGCCGGGGGTTAGCCCACCGACAGTTGCTGGAGCTTGAAAGGTCGAAGGATACGCCACGGTTCTTGCCTCCTCTATTCAGCCGGGGCTAGGCGGCGTCTTGCCGTTCAAACTCAGCCATAATTTCGTCCACTGTTCCGTCAAACCATTTCTGGTTATTATTGTGGAGCAGCTTCGTGTCGTCTTCGGTCGAGTTGCCGTCGATGCCGAAGATGTTGGCCTCCTGCGGGCCGAAATTGCTGCCGCGGACGGGCTTCGCCGGCTCGATGTTGGCGACGACGTACTGCGCGGCGATATCGGGATCGGCCACGCCGCGTTCGGCCATGATCTTCTTGACCTCGCCCATCGCCTCGTCGGTGAGGCGGTGCTTTTTCTGCGCGGCAGTCAGCTTCGATTGCAGGTCGCCAAGCGCCTTGTCGTCCTCGCGGGATTTTTTGTCGGCTTCAAGCTCCTCGCGGAGCTTCTTGTTCTCCTCCTCGAAGGCGGAGAGCTTTTCGTTGATCGGCTTCAGCAGCGGCTCGGCCACGTCGATTTCGGGGACGCGCAGGGCCGGGTTGACCGATTTCGCGGCGCGCTTGGTGGTGGCGCCGTGCTCGGGGTGATCCCACAAGTCGTTGAGCAGCTTGTAGGACGCCTGAAGCGTGCTCAGGTCGGTGTCCTTGACCAGCTTGTAGCCGGCCGGAACCTGAAGATCGTCCGACATGGCTTAGCTGCCCTGCTTTCCGGACCCGCCGACGTGCGAGAGCTTCATGCGCTCATCGTCCATCGACTTCGGCATTCCGGACGGGCGGGAGCCGATTTCGCCGTGATCCAGATCGACCCGCTTCATCATCGGATCGTCGGCTTTCGGCTCGGACTGGCCGGCTCGGGGGAATCTCGCCATCTCACACTCCTGTTAAGCGGCCATCGGCATCGGCGGGCCGCCGCCGGGGGCGCCGCCGCCCGGCATGGCTGGCGGCGCGTCGGCCGGTGCCTGCATGCGGGCGAGGGCTTGCATCGGCGCGCTTTGCGCTTGGCCGCGCGCCATCTGAAGAAGCTCTTGCATCTGAAGCCCCGGCGATCCGGTGCCCGGCTGGAGCTTTTTGGAAAGCTGCGTCGTGATCTTCAGGATTTCGTGGTGAAGGTCGCTGCCCATCGGGATTTGCGGAAGGGCTTCTTCCAGCGTCTTGAGCGCGAGTTGCACCTTGTTCATGGCTGCCGCTTCGTTGCCGGCGTTCGGCTGCGGCGATGTCGCCGGCCCGGTGTTGGGCTTCGCCGGCATCATGCCCGGCGGCGGCGGGGGTGCCCCTGGAGCACCGGGAGGCGCACCACCCGGCGCTCCTCCCGGCATTCCGCCGGGGAGCCGCCCTAAGAGCGATGCGATGTCTGCTGGCATTCGGTTGAAGCCACGCGGGGCCGGCGCGAGTGTGAGGACAGCCCCGGCCCGCGCAGGTTACGACTACTTCCGCTTGTGCTTGCGGCGGCGGTCGCGCTTTCCGACGATTTCGATCATCTTCGTCTCCAAGCTGTGTAGCGACCCCCACAGGCGGGGGCACGCCGTTTAAATACAATTTCGGCGCGTATTCTCTCTGTCGCTATTGCTACGATGCAGTAGTCGCCGCTATTGCGATGGCTGGCGATTTTTGCTAACGGCGACGGGCAAGATGGCTGTTCACACAATACTTTTCCGAGAATGGCGAACATCGCTCGGGCTATCGCAACGACAGGCAGCCCTCCGTCTCGGGTATAGCAAGCGCCGCATCGAAGCCTATGATCGCGGCGAACAAGACCCGCCGATGATCGTGTTGCTCGGGATGTCGGCGGTGTCGTCTGACCTCCCGCCTTATTGCAAGGACGCCGCATGAAGACTTCCGACCACCCGGCCGCGAAGCCGCGCCCGTACCGCGCGCCTGAGCCACGCGACACGTTCGATGCGTTGCGCGCGGAGGAAGCCGCTCCCGTAGTTCGGGCTGCGGTTTCGGATGAGCGCCTTGCCGAGATTGCTGCCATCCGGGACGAGGACATCGACACGTCCGATATCCCCGAATTGTCGCCACAGCCCGCCCGCGAGCCTATCCACTCCGCGCCGCAGGACGGCAGCTACCTCCGCGCGTTTTGGGGATCGGACGACGATACGGGACGGCTGGTGCGCTGGCGCGAAGGCCGCCACTTCAACAACCGCCGCTGGGTTACGGGCGGCACCTGGGCGCCGGCCGATGGCATGGTCCCGCTGCCGGCCGAGGCCCCGACCGAGTGGATGAAGCCGGCAGAGGAACCGGAGCCGGACGAAGGCGAGCCGGCAGAGGCGGAAGAAGCCGCCTGATGCAATTTAAGGTCACATGCCGCTGCACGACCTGCGGCCATCGCTGGATTTACCGCACGAAGCATCCTGACCGGCCCGACCCGCCATGCCCGAACCTCGATTGCGGCGTGCAGGGCGAGCCGATTGGCATGGACCTGACGCTGAACAAGGCGCCGGCGGCGATCGGCGGCAACATCCAAGTGAAGGCCATCGACGAGACCGCGAAAATCGTCATGGAAGATTACGGCATGACCGATCTGCGGTCGGACGTGCGCGAGACCGAATCCGCCGCACCGAAGCTGCCGCCGGTGCTTCAGCGGCAGGCCGACAACTTCTTCGGTGGGGGACCGAAGGGCCAGCGCCGCTCGGGTTCCGGAATGCCGATCAACTTGGCGGCCCATGCCCGAGCAGCGCTGGCCGGCGGTCTGCGCGATCCGCGCACCGAGTCGCAGACCATCGGCGCGGCGCACCGCACCCGCATGGCGCCGCCGGTTCTGACCGTGGCGACCGAGCGCGGCCCGGCGTAAAATATGGCCGGAGAAACTGAAACGATCATGATTCATCGCTTCGGCGGCGACGCGCACGGCATACGTATCCCCGCAGGAACTTTCGGCGATTGGCTCCGCGCAACAATCGCTAACGGCTATTTCAGAGAAGGCCCCGCGGAGGAACAGATCGTCCCTTGGCACGCGGTCGCGCACATCACGCGCCACTGGCTCGGCTGATGGCATCCATCCTCACGATCCCGACCGCCCGCGAAAAGCTCGGGAATTGGGCCTTGGAAATCGTCGAGGCGTGCCACTCATCGCTGGAGACCCGCCGCCAGCGCGGCGCCGCATACCGCAACTATTACCTGACCGGCGCCGCCAGCGGCGAAGCGCAGACCTATCGCAAAACCTACGCCTACATCGAGACGCTGGCGGCGATGCTGTATTCGCCGAGCGAGCTTCGGTTCACCGTCATGCCCTACGGCCCGGCCGGCCCGCGAGACCGGGCGATGGGCCGCTCCGCCTCGCAAGTGCTGCTGGAGAAATTCCGCGCCGGCAACCTCGATATCACCGCCGTTGACGCGGTGAAGTGGTCGCTGGTGAAGGGCAAGACCTTCCTGCAACTGGATTATGCCCGCGGGCTTCAGGCGTACATGGTGCAGCCCGAAACGATGGGCGTCTTACGGGACGACCTGCCGCGGCTCGATCTGCAAGACGCCTTCACGCATTCGACGTGGTTCACCGAGGCGCGGTTCGCGGACCTGATCCAGAACAACCCGCGCCGCGACGAGATTATCCGCGACATCCGGAAATACGTGTCGTCCGACAAGCTGGATCGCCCCGATGCCGCCGACAACAGCCGGCAGGTCATCATCGGCGGCCAGCTTTACCCCTACCGCGTGTCGGGCAGCGCGGGCGCCGGGCAGGGCCGCGGGCTAGTGTCATGGCTCAACGCGCCAACCCCGGAACTCGATTCGACCACCGAGGCGAAGCTGATCCGGCTCGACGAGCTTTGGGTATGGGACCGGCACAACGACGATTGGGTGACGATCCAACTCGTCGGCAACACCGTCATCGAGCCGGTCGGCCAGTTCCGCAACCTGTTCGCGGACGGCAACCCGGCGCCACAGCGGGCACGCCGCATCCGGCGGGCCGCGGCCAACGACGAACGCAATCCGCTGAGCGGCCATCACCCGTTTATCGAAATCTGCCCGAACCCCGTCCCCGACTATTTTTGGGGGCTGTCGGAGGTTTACGTCGTCCAGGCGCTTCAGGACGCGATCAACAACCGGGTGGACGGGATCAACCGGCTGCTGCGGCGGCAGGAAGACCCGTCATGGCTGATCACCGGCGCGACCTCCACCGCGTCGAAGATGAAAGCGACGCTGCGCCGGCCGGGCGGCTACCACACCGAGCAAGGCGGCGCGGTCAAAGTCGAGAAGATGACGCCGGACCTGCCGGCCGGGCTGTGGGAGAGTTTGCACGAACTGATCGGCATGTTCGACGACACCGGCGGCTATCCGGCGGTGTTGCAGGGGCAGGGCGAATCGGGGGTGCGAGCGCAAGGCCACGCCGAGACGCTGGTGCGCATGGCCTCGCCGCGGTTCAAGGATCGCGCAATCACGCTGGAGCGGCAGATCGAAGAACTCGGCGGGCTGTCGCTCGATCTGATGCGGGCCTACGACCCGAGCCAGCATGTGCTTTGGATCAAGCAGTCCGAATCGGGTCCGTTCAAGGGCAGCGAGCTTGACCCGCTGGTGTACGAACCGCCGGCGCCCGGCCTGACGGCACTACCGTTCCAGATGCACCACGTCGATGATCGCTATCGCGTTTCGGTGGACAGCCATTCGTCGTCGCCGATCTTCGGCAAGGAAGCGCGCGAAGTGGCGATGCTGCTGGCATCGCGAGGCGCGATCACGGCGGAGGATTTGGTGCGGCTGCTGAACCCGCCGCAGGCCGAGGCGATCATCGCCGACATCGAGACCCGCGATGCGAACAAGGCGGCGATGATCGAGTCGTTGCCGCCGGATGCGCGGATCGCGGCGCTCACCGGCAAGAAGCCGTCCCGCTCCGCCGCGCACTAAGTCAGCCCGAACCTCTCCAGAGATGCGGCGAGCACCGAGCGCGCGTGCTCGATTGCCAGTTGCCGCCCGGCTTGCCAGCCGAAGGGTTTGCGTTTGACGAACGAGAACCGCACGCCGTCACGCAGGGCCAGCAGTTCCCGCATTTGCGGCATAAACACCGGCGAGCTTCTCGCCCCATGGACGAACCAGAGGCATTGTGCCGCGACCCCCGGCGCTACCCCGCCAGCGCTCCGATGGAAATAGGCCACGCCGGCCCCGTCCGGAAAGCCGAACGTCAGAACCGCATCGGTTCCTGAATAGGCGTATATCTCGCCGTCACGCTCCAGGCCAGTGTAGACGTTGATGACCGGTTCGCCCTTGATCACCGCCGCGTTGACCACGGCCAGAGATTGCGCGGTAGGATCGTCGAGAATCCGCGCAAAGCCGCGGCGATGCCCGGTCGAGTGGAACGAGATGGTGCCCGATTGGAACATCACGATGCGGCGCTCGGTCGGCGCGGCCCGGTAGACGATTTCCTCGCCGCTACCGCCGACCATCTTTCCCGCCATCGCCGTCGCCGCGCGGGCTTCCTCCGGGGTGTACGGGCCGCACAGGATCAGTCGGCGGATCACCAAACCACCCGCAGCGGCACCACCTTTATGCCGGCTTCCGGCGACCAGATAGCCGCGTGCTCATCGTTAAGCGGGATCGCAAGCCATCGTGTATAACTGCGGTTCCGCCACCTTCGCGTTATTCGAGATATGTGCGCTATCGGCGTCCCAGCGACCCTCGCCATTGTGAGCAACGTTTCGACGGGAGCCTTTTCGAACTCCCGCTCGCGCAGGTCCATGCGCCTTGACCCGTCCCATTTAGCCGCGTCGGTCGCACGCTTCATTTTTTCTGAGCGGCGCGAGCGCGCTCCAGCATGTCGTAGACGTGGCCGAGCGTCGTGCTCGCGTGGTTGCCGGCCACATCGCCGTCATAGGCCGAGCGGCCGGCATTGTCGGGGTCGGGCAGGGAAGCCCATTCCAGGCTGAGGTTCACCGCGAACTCGGCGTCGGTGATGGCGCCGCGCCACCACGCCTTGTAGCTGCGGCCCACCAGCAGATCGACGGCGAACCCGTCCTGCAATTCCGGCGTGAACAGCGTCGAGCCGGGCAGCGCGTGCTTGCCTTGCAGCGCCTTCAGCGTCTTCCGCAAAAACTGGTATCGCCCGAGCGCCGTCGAGCGCGGGTCGGTTTTCAGCATCCCGCCCTGGAAGGCATAGATGTAATCCAGCGTGTAGGGGCTGAAATCGCGCGTCGAGGACGGGTGCCCGAAAAAGGCGTTGTAGTTGCCGTTCGACTCGCCGATGGGGTTGCCGAGCTTGTCGCCCCACAGCCCGCCGGCAATGAAATCGAGGATGATGTCCGTGCAGGGGTCGGTGTCTTTGAATTTGACCGTCATGCCGGCGGCTCCTCGCCAAGTTCGTGCGGAAAGTGCTGGTTGTTCGCGCGTTTCGCGGCGGCCGGATCGGCGGCGCATAGCTCACAGGCCGATCCCTCGCAGGTGATCGAGATAATCGCCCCGCCCATGCGAATGTCGTGCATATACATGCGCGGCTCGCTGTCCGGCCGGCGGCGGGACCGCCTCATCCGAAAATACTCCCGAAGCCGCGGCGCTGGCCGTTGAGGATCGAGGCGAGCGCGTCCTGATAGCCTTTGTATAGGTTCGGCGCCGGCGATATCGGGACCGGCTGCAACGCGCCGCCGCGGCCCGGCCCCGGCACCAGCGGGATCGCCGCGCCGCCGCCGCGCTTCAGCATGTCTTGGAACGGCGTGCCGGCCGAGGGCGCCGAGATACCGATGTTCAAGTCTTGCGCGGGCCGGACCTGATCCATCCGCTTCGTCGGATCGACCGGCTCGGCGGCGGCGAGTTGCATCGGCGCCATCGCGGCGTCGAGCGAGCCGAATCGCCCGCCAATGCGGCCGGGCACTGGCCCGGACGCGGCCCACGCCCGCGGCCCTTGGTCCCGCAGCACGGCTTCCGCGACCTTGCGTTGCGATTCGGGCGAAAAGTCATTGACCCCGAGAAGCGGCGCGTAATGGAGCCAATTCGTCTTGGTGATTTGATAGAGACCGGCGGCGGTGCTATTGCCAGCGGGGCCGGGCTTGCCGGGCCAATCAGGGAACCCGTACACCGTCTTGCCGGCGGCGAGGTACGGCGTCAGGTCGGTTTCGCCCCACCCGATGTTCGGACGCCCACGACTCTCCCGCGGCATGACGACCGTATCCAGCCAATCGCCCCGACTTTGATAGCCGGGAACTTCCAGCGCGTGACCGGCGCCTGGGGTCGCGGTCGCTGCCGGCGCGCTTCCGGCACCCGGCGCCGTGGCGGCGAACGGAGACGAGAATAGATCGGGGCTGAGAGACAGATTCCCCGGCGCCATCGGCGACATTTCGTTAGCGGACGCGACCACTCCAGCGGCGGGGGCACTCGCTGGTGGCGACATGACATTGGCAGCGGCACTCGGCAGATTAGCGCCCTCGCTCTGCACGGCGCGCGCATCCATCGCGCGGTTCCACGCCCCCACGTCCGGATAGGTCTCGCCGTCAACCGTGATCGGCATTGTCTTGTTTCTCCTGTGCCGCGGCGTTGGCGAGCAACCAATTACGAGCGGCGGTTCGTTCTCGGAAATTCCCCAACTCTGCGAGCATCCGCATATTCGCCTCAAGTTCGGATGCGCCGCTCCGCAACCACCGAATGTTTAGTTCTGCGCGGGCGCGGGCGCGATCATCGTTATTTTTGGGGTCAGCCATCCTCAAACCCCACCAGTAGCCGCGGCCGGTTGAAGTCCCGCCGCATCGGCAGATGCGCGAAAGTCGGGCCGTCGCGCAGATAAGCGTACCAGTCTACCGGGATCGCCTGCCCGCC